CATCCCTCGCCTGCCGGCCAGTTATAGAATCCGTCAAATTGCCATTTAACCATGCCGGAATTATATTTCTTTTTTTGCATCATGCTATCACCTCACGCCGCCAAAATTACCCAGTACAAGGCCTGCGCCAAATCCGGGCAGGCTGGACTACTGTGATGCTTCCATAAATGCTCCTATGAACTCCGCTGCGACTTGCGGCACGATTGCATTGCCATACCCCCGCAACAATCCCACTCTGCCGGGTATCCCATCAGCCAGCGGGAATGTGCCGGATTCAACTGGCCGCCACTTTCCATCCCGGCAGTAGAGCCAGTCAGGAGTTGCCCAGATGCTGTTAATCTGGCAGGTTGATCCCTGTCGATCATTGCAACTCGCTGCGGCAATGGGATCCCCGTGTCCTGTGGTCGAATTGTTCCGTTCCCGCGGCTGCAATCCGTTGCTGTCGGCGTTGGCCAGCCAGCCCATGTCGCTATGTCCCTCAATTTGTTGTGAGCATTCGCCCCCTCCTGATAATGAAGTATTCCCCCCTCGCCATCCGAGGCATGAGGTGTTTTCCACCCTGCTAAATTCGCAACCCTCGGCAACTGATCCAGCCGATTTCTGTAACTCCCGTCTGGATTTGTCGCTTCCGTCGCCATCCCCGGAGAATCTTTCCAGTCCCGGCTTGCTGGAGTCGGCCATCCTGATAAAATCGCTATTGCAGAGAGATTTGGTGTAAAATCTTCTCTGGTCTGTGGCGACTGTTTGTTTGCTATTGGAGTCGGCCACCCCGCTAATTGGGAAGCAACAGATACCGTCCCCGGAAAGCCCGGAGCTTTTTTCCCGGCGGTTTGAATCCTCTGCATTCTTGCTAATTTCATCTCTACTGATTCTTGTATTTCTTCTGCTTTCGGCGTTGGCCACCCAATACAATCGCTGTCTGATATGCGGTGCGCCGACGCTGTGTGCGCCCAATACCGCAAACCCGACGGCGTAATCTTCTCTTTCCATGTCTGCCTGTAAATCATCGATCCACCCGTGCTTAATCGCGCTTTCAACCTGTTCGCCAAAAACAACTGGAGGTCTGCACTCGGAGATAAGCTTTGCGAAAGCTGGCCAGAGGTGTCTTTCGTCTGATTTTCCATTGCCTTTTCCGGCTGTGCTGAATGGCTGGCATGGACAGCTTCCTGTCCAGACTGGTTTATCTTCCGGCCATCCTGCGATTTGCAAGGCTCTTGACCAGCCGCCAATCCCTGCAAAAAAGTGGCATTGGGTAAATCCGCAAAGGTCATCTGCTGTAACATCCGTAATACTCCTTTCATCCACAACGCCATCAGGGATCAATCCGGCTTTGATAAGTTCGCGCAACCAGGCGCAAGCCTTTTTGTCAAAATCGTTGTAGTAGTTCATTTTATAGCACTCCAAAAGCCTGGACTGCGCCGGTGATACTGCCACCGCCGCCGCAAAACAGATCGACAAAGCGAAATTTCATCACTCCACCTCCTTTTCAAAACAGGGTTAATTCTTTGTTTTCTTTTTCAGCTTTTCGTATATTGTCCACCGCGACAGTGAAATAGGCGGTTTTAAGTTCAATCCCAATAAACCGTCGCTCATCCTTGATAGCGACATATCCCTCTGAACCAATGCCCATAAAAGGCGACAAAACAACGTCGTTTTTACGGCTCCAGAGTTGCAATCCCCTTTCGATCACATCGAGTTGCAACGGGCAAATATGGCGTTCGTCATCCTGCTCTCTGGCGGTTGATGCCTGCAAAGTATGCGTCTGCCGAATATCCATCCAAACCGGAGAAGCGTAGCGACGCCACCGCTCATGGCTTAAATTCCCGGAAGTCGGCGGATTTTCGCCATAAAATTTATTCAGGCCGTCAGGGTGTGAAACCATGTCCTGATTTTCACCTGGCTTTCGCATTGCAATTAAATAATCTGGCAACCCGCTGCGGCAGATTGTTGAATCCTTGCAAAGCTGCTTGTGCATCAATCCGATTGCTTTGGTGCGTGTCGCTTCGATCAGTGGATCCTTCCATATCACGTGTTCGGAATGATAGATAAATCCATGTTTCTGGAAACAACTGATCAAATCGCCGCGGAAATCCTTTATTCCGATGTAACCATCACGTTCTTTCATTGCCGGAATATTCATACAATGAAAAGCAACAATCCGACCGGGCTTTGTAAGCCGGAAAAGGTTTTCAACAAGAAAACCAAAGTGCAGGAAAAACTCATCATCGTTTTTACTGTTGCCCATGTCGCGTTCGGAGTTGCTGTAGGTGTAAAGACTGCTGAATGGCGGTGAAAAGATTGTAAAATCGACGGAGTTTGACGGCATAGAGGCGCAAACTTCGACGCAGTCGGCGTTGTAGGCGGAAAAGTTGTTTTCGTGAATTTGTGATAAAACATCCATTGTCTAAATCCCTTTCAAATAAAACTCGGAACCATGATTTTTTCTTTCGGCTGATAGTCGCTTGCGGTTCGTTGCGAACCTTTGATGTTTTCGGCGTTAATCTCTTTCATGCAGTAAACCATTTCGTTGTAAATTGTTTCAGCGTCGCGCTCCTTTCGTTCGATGTTATCCCTTACATTTCCGTCAATATCCGATGTCACGATATAAACATTTACGACCTCTTTTTGACCAAATCGCCAGAATCGCCTTACTGCCTGATAGTATTGCTCATAACTATCCGACAACCCCAAAAAAATTGTGTTGTGACAATTCTGCATATTCATTCCAAAACCGGCGATTTTCGATTTGCTCACAATCTCATCAATTTCCCCACGTGCAAATCCCAACAATCTCTCCGTCTTGACTTCGTTGCTGTCCGATCCTTGAATGTTTATCATTCCATGACGCGCCTTTTGCATGGATTCAGCTTCAACGTTCAGATTACACCAAACACACCAAAGGCGGTTTTTATCGCTCTTGTTTTTCTCAATAATCCGGCAGGCGGCTTTTACCCTGTCATAAACCGTGTCACGCCGTGCGCCTAATCTTTCCTGAAGCGTACAAGCCTCAACCGGGAACAAAAACCCGTCCTGTGCTTCTGTTTCGGTGACAATCTGATGGACGCGCAATTCAGGCAGTTCAAAGCCATCGTCCGAATATCCCAAGTCAGACGGTTTCCGTAAAACTACCGCCCATTGCGCAACCCATTTGAAAAAAGCCTTTTTTGCATGTCCTTTCAATCTCCATTTTGCTGTGTCGCCGCCATCGTGAACAAAAAACATGGACAACATTTCTCTGTATTTCATTGCCCCCACAAACTCCGCATGATTCCCAATTTCCATGAAATCGTTTGGTGCTGGTGTCGCAGTACATCCAAGACGGAATGAAACATTTTTAGTCCGATCGATAATCATGTTTCGGATTTTTCCGGCCTGGTGTTTGATAATCCCGGCTTCATCTAAAACTACGCCGCCAAATTGATCCAGATTAAATTTTTCCATTTTCTCATAGTTGGTAATATTGATTCCTTTCCTCACTTCCTTTTGGCATGAAACAATCCGGCAATCATAGTTAAATTTTGGTGCTTCCTCATTTGCTGTCTGCTCTGACACTGCCAAAGGCGCAAAAATCAAAACCGGCTTATTGGTGTATTCTGAAACGTGCCTTGCCCATTCCAGTTCCATAATCGTTTTGCCAGTGCCGCAACCCGACCAGATACAAGCCCGACCGCGTTTCAACGCCCATTTTACGATGTCGTGTTGGAACGGAAACATCATCGGATTGTAATCCAGAGCATCGGCATGGCCGATTCCAGTTGGAATATTTATCGTCGTTTTTTGCTGAATAAACGCGCTGTAGTTATGCATCACTCCACCTCCTGCATGAAAAAGGAAATGCCGGGCGTGCGGCTTTCGCGCTTTTCGATTTCGATTCTTGTGATCTGCTTCTCGTCAAGGATGTAGCCTGTATCCGCCATTAGATTAGAGATTACTCCCGACAGTACCGGGATTGAAAAACCATGTGTTGTCGGCCTTGATTCCTCACAATCTGCGTAATTGGTGAATGTGGCAATTACTTCGACG